GGTTACAGTAAATCCAAGTGCTCCTACATTATCTGAGGAAGTTTCTTATAAAAATGCAGTAATTGATTGGGGTACTTCAGGTATAACAAAAATTAATCCTTTATCTTATGGTAATACTATAGTTCAAAATAATAGAACATATGATGCTCAAATTATTACTATTGAAGGTATAAAATACTTAAATATTGCAGTTTATTATAGAAACTCTGATACGTTAAGTACTAAATATCAAGGACTTTATACTTTTAAAATTGAACCTGATTTCAGTTTAAAATTTATTAAGTTCATAAACTTCTCAAGTTCTGATACACGAGGAATCATGTATAGTAAAGATAAGAAAATGATAGTTGCTGGAACTGAAAATACTATTGTGTTCCTTAACTTTAACGTAGTATCAGGTTCTTATGAAAAGACTGATGAAATTCCTTTGACTAATAAAGGTATGGGATTAGATTCAAATGATAATTTATGGGTTACTGACCTTAGTAATAATCTTCACTTCTTTACACCTGATATCCCTACATTCGTTGGTGTTGAATTTGAGAATAAAACATTAAAGTATGAAGGAACTGATTTAGATAGCAATATCATTGTAGATGCATCAAACTATAATGGCGCTAGAGTTGAAATTACTCTTGATCTTTCACTAAAAGGACCAGTTGTATTTAAAGACAATAGTTCTAAAACAATTACTGTAACTACAGGAAAAACTGATAAAATCAAAATACCTATTAAGATTAAAGGTTCTGGTAGTGTCAGCGTTTATCCTAAATTAGTATTATAATTATAAATTCTGTAGTGTTATATTTATATAGCACTACAGATTATTTTATATGATAGGAGGATTTATTATGATTAATATTAGTAAGTCTACATTTAGTAATAATTTTAAACAATTCTTTGAAACCAAATATGGTTATGTGATCCATAATAGATATTATGATAAAAACTTTAATTTTGTATGTGAAATTGAGAATTTACCTTATATACCAGCCCCATACCAATCAGGTATAAATTCAATCCCTTTAGCATTTACTAGATGGAATGATGGACGTATAGGTGGATTTCATAATTCATTAGGGAAAAATAATTATGTGCAAGATAAAAATGATAAAAATATTTTTTATTATGCTACTACTATTTATTATAATGAAGGTTCATATGATGGTTGGATGAATTATATGGCAGTATATAAATTTTATGAATCTGAAACTGAATTCAAGTATCTAGATTATACAGGTTTGATGAGTGACGCATACTATCTTTATTCACCACAGGAGATTTTTTATCAAGATGATAAATATATCTATGTAACTGTATATTCCAATTATTGGGATACTAACTATAATAGACCATCAATTACTGCACATAATATGAAAATTGTTAGATATGATAAAATTAATTTTAACAATAATAATGGTCGTACTGTTATGTATGATAGCGGTGCTGACAGTACCGGTGGAGTGATGAAAAAAGTATTTGAAGATGATAAAAGAATAATTTTAATTGCAAAATCAACTTATCATATCCAAAACGTAAGAATATTCGAGTTCAATAAGACATCAGGTTCAGTAACTTATACAGATAGATCGACAAATACTACTACGTATGGAGAAACTAGAATCTGTATATACCGAGATGTTATCTATAGTAAAGAAAATAATACATTAAAAATATATGTATTACATGAAGAAGGAATAAATAGTACAACTGCATTTACTACAAAATTAGGAGTTATTACTTACAGTCTAGAGGCAAAGTCTACATCTTATAAAACTATAGATATTGATTCAAATGGAATTAAAGTACCAAAATATCCGCAAATAGCAGGTAGTACTTCGACTACAAGTTGGTTTACTAATAGATGTGTTTATGACTTCTTCCTAACTAAAGCTAATAATGGGGAGGATATTATAAATATAGCAATGTATAATGTTAATTTAATTAATTATACTAATTTAATATATGGTTCAAGTGGTACTACCGATGCGTTTGGTATTTATAGTTTTAAACAAGATTCAGAAAATCCTGATCTTATTAAACTAACTAATCGAGTTATTTATAACCTCCCTAGTGCGGCTCAAGTAATGGGCATCTTAGTTTCAGAGGATAGAAAGAAATGTATAACAGCTTCAAAAGATGGCGTTGTAGAGTACTTCATATTTGATGAAGAAAAACAAGGTTTTAAATCATTAAAAACAATACAAGGTAAGAAAAAATCAGTAACATTTGAAGAATCTACTAATCGTTTATTCTTTATAAATGAAAATGATGAGATAGAATACCTAGCATTAAATAATTCAGCAGATATCAATATCAAGTTCGAAAAGAGAGAAGTTAATTACTCTGGTGAAGAAGTTAGTAATAAACTTTTAATTGAAAGCAAAAACTTTGTTAATGAATTAGTATCATCTAAAATAGAAATAATTCTTAAAGGTAATGCTAAATTTACTGAGAATGGTACTAAAACTATTACAGTAGATACAATTACTACTGGTACTACTGAAGTTCCCATTACTGTAACTGGTTATGGTAAAATTGACCTCGAAATGTTTTTAATTGAATAGGAGGTGTTCATAAATGAATTTTGGTACAGCATTAGTTGAAAATAAATCGGATTTAAAGAGTCCTTTGAAAATTGAAACTAATATGTCTATGTCAATTAATAAAGTTCCTCTGAATCCTAGAATGAATATAGTTGTGAAACCAGACCAAATGGATGTTTCCCTAACTGAAAATGGTACTAAAATTTCAATGGACTCGTCTTCAGGAATTATAGTTGTTGGTGAAAAATTTCAAACTAAAAGAACCTTTCTAGGTACTAAAGATTTTAATGTAGTCAATGCTACAAATAAAAAGAAAATTCCTTTATTAAATAGTTATTTTATTTCTACTTCAAAAGATCCTAGTTTTATTGAAGTAGGTCTTAAAAAAGCATTTAAAGAAAGCTATAATAAAAAGATTAAAAAATTTCCTACTGAAAGTATTTCTATGGTTTATGAGCAACCTAAACTTGGTTTATACAATACTAAAAGGGAATTTAGTTCTCAAGCAATGGTTACTAATAAAAATAGTACATTCTTAGATATGATTAAAACTAAAGCTTTAAGAGTTGTAGATTTAAAAGCTTCTGAGTTTGAAGTTAAATCTGATAAAGATAATGCTGTATTTATTGGAGACACTGAAAATATATTAGTATTGGGACGTTCTTTACTTGAAAGTGTAACTCAATATAAAGGTGATTTTATGTTTGTAGATGGTTTCAAAGAAGTAAATACTTCTGGAACTACTGGCGAAGGTGGATTACAAAATCTTGAATTTGTCTTACAACCTCAATCATTTATTAGTATTAATATGGACTTTGGTGAAGGTAAGAAAATAAAAGAAGTAGTAGGTTTACCAAATGCTATGAACTATTTTAAAGAGGAAAACAAGATTAAAGGTACTCCTTTATTCTCAGGCAAATATACATTTATTATCAGGTTTGAAAGTGGAGATGAAATGATCGGAAAAATCGAAGTACCTCCATTACAACGTAATCTATAAAAGTGGAAAGTCATATACAATGTATATGACTTTTCATATTATAATTTTTTAATACAATAATATTTCAACAAATAATTAAAAATACTACTATAATGTGGGAGGTGTTTTCTGCTATAAGAAGTCTGTAATCTTCATATGGCAGTTGAATAAAATGAAATTAAGACTAGTTTCTAAAATCTTACGTATCAATTTGTGGGGAACACTACTTTTCTTGTTAAACTTCACGATTACCTTACATATAATATTCAAAGAACAAGATGGGTTAACAGGGTCAAACTTTGAGAAAATGATTAGTGACTTTGGAATGGTTACATTTATTTCATCTGTAATACTTGTACTTTCAATATGTCAATTTGTAGGCATGCTTAGACATGGTAACTTATTTGAAGTCTACGTAATCTATCCATTACTTATTTTCTCATGGACATTCTTAGTTACAACTTTAATATTTGCTTATCATACTGTAGATATTAATACTTATCTATATGGTCTGTTACCGTTTTTACATTTCTATCAACTTAAAAAGATTTATAATGGGGAGGTGAGCTAAAGTGTTAGATAAAGTTTCAGAATTCGTTATACCAGCAGTTTCAGCAGGGGTAACAGCACTATTAACATTTGTAGCTACTCGTAAGAAAGATAAAGGTGATATTCAAAAATTTTATGTAGACAAGGTAGAAGAATTAATTGAACGACAAGAAGCCGAAATAAAAAGTCTTACAGGTAAGGTTGATTCTTTAACTGAAGAAAACAATACTCTTAAAAAATTGCTAATGGATTTAAAAGAGGATAATGTTGATTTAAAGAATATTAACAAGGAACTTATTAGTGAAATCACTAAATTGAAACGAATTCTGATTGAAAATGGTCTTAAACCATCTACAAATACTGTGAATAAGGGATAATTTTTTAATTATCTCTTATTCACAAAACAATTCTATAATAGTTAAATGAAGGGAGTGCTACTATTGATTAACTTTAATCCTTCTAGTGGTTTAATTCATAATGTAGAAGTATCTATTACTTATTCAGAGAAACAAAAAAATAGATCAACTTTCGGATTAAAAGGTAAAGAATTGTATTATGAAAAACCTTTTAGGGTTTATGAAAATACTACTATAACGGCAAAAGAGATTAATGATAGATTAAATGCTGGAAATGTTGTTGTTGGTACTGAATCTAAAGATATTTCCAATGTAGATTTAGATGCGCCACCTGCTCCAATACTAACAGGTGTTACTGAAGGTGGAAGATATAATAGTGTATCATTGAATATTTCAAATAAAAGCGCTTTATATGATTATGTGATAGAACTTAATGGTAAACCCTATACATTAGGTAGTACTGTTAGTGAATCAGGTAAATATGCTTTTGTAGTAACATGTAAGAAAAAAACTAATTATAAAACTAGTTCAGCTACACTTACATTTGAAATAATTCGTAAAGATACATTTGAAGCACCATCTATATTCTATACACCTGAAAGAACTCTTAATAAAGATGTAAGGGTTTCTATTATTTATAGTAGAAAGACATCTATTAATGAGTATAAAATAGGTAATGGAGCTTGGACTGCATATAGCGGTGCATTTACTATTACACAAAATGATACTATTTATGCAAGAAGTATTAATTCAGTTGGTGAAATTAATGAATCAAATATAACAGTTAGTAATATTGATAATACACCTCCTGATGTTCCTATTATTTATGGTATTGAACCTGATTCCATTCAAACGCATGCTTTTCCAACTGTTCATAAGAAACGCAATCATAATTATGCTTTTGAATTAAATGGTAAACCTTATGAGCTTTATACTCCAATAACCAACTTTACTAGGATTAAAAAGACATATACATTCAAGGTAACAGCTACTAAGAAATGGAATGGTAAATCTACATCCGCTACTAAAACGTTTACTATTGACACTATACCTCCTATGAAACCAGAGGTTATAGGTATAACTCCTAATAATTTTGGTAAAGAATTTATTCCTAAATTATCTTTCAAAGAGGTAGGAGTTAAATATACTGCTTGTCTAAATGGTGTTCCATTTGATATAGAAGCAGATGTTAATCCTTTCCCTAAAACTACTAATCGCTCAGATGACTTTTATATTATTACAGTTACAGCAACTAAATTATCTAATAACTTAAAGAGTAGTTCTTTTATTTATTTTGAATTAAATAATAATGCTTCTCTTAATATAATTAGTCCTAATCGAGTAATTTTTAAACCTCTATACAGAGAGAATAAAAAATTAAGAGCGATTGCAGATGAGTTAGTAGTAGATCAATACACTGGACATATTTATTTAACTGATTCAGTTAAAGATTCTGAGGGCGATTTAAAACTTAAGAATATTACAGAAACAGTAGAAAAGATGATTCCTGATAGAGATATTCAACTTTCTTATAAATATCTGCCAGATTTAAATAAAAGACTAGAATATCAGAATAATGTATTTATCTATTTAAGAGAAAGAATGACTAATTTAGAAGCAGATAATGCAAGAGTTAAAGCTGAATTAGATATTAGTGAAGCAGATTTAAATCGCCTTAAAGGAATTATAGATTCAAATGCATCCCTATTAAGCGATTTAGAGAATAAAATGAATAACCTAGAAACAGGTTTAACTAATACTAATAATCTTATCTCAAGTATTAGAACTTCGTTCCAAGGAGTTAGAGATAAAGCAATTCAAAAGATTTATGATTTATATGAAAATGGAAGTATTCTTGCAAGAAATATGCATTATGAGTACCTTTTAGAAGAAGTCATCTTGACTAAAGTCACTAGAGAACAATTCAATCAATTCAAGACAGATGAGATGAACAAATATAATGCATTCAAGAAAAAGATTGATGACTTCCATAATAGTTAATAATAAACCGTTAATAAGAATATTAACGGTTTAAATTTTATTAAAAGAAGGTGGATTTATGTTTCGTGTTTCACTTGTACCTTTATTAGAAGAAAATTCAAATAATATTGAAGATGGTGAAATAACTGTTAACCGAATAACAGGTCATCTATCAATTAAAAATAATGGTGAATTTGTAAGTAAAACTAAGGAACTTGAAGGAAGATCAATAATATTAGGTGAGGATATTAAATATCTTAGTCCTGAATATAAAGATCTTAAAAAAAGAACCGATGATGCAAAAGCAGAAGCAATTAAAATTGATGCTAGACTAGATGCAATTGAAACCGTTATAGCTGGTTTAGAGCAAAGAGAAGTAAGTTTAAAAGCATTAATAACACAGTTAGAGAATTCTAATGAAAGTCATTATCAAAGAACTGATAGTCTTTATGGTCGGCATGATAAGACTTCTGTAGATATATTTAAAAATTCTCCACCTATTATTGACTTAGAAAGACAATTTGATGAATTCAAATACTTCAAAGGTGAAATAGATAGTTGGTTTTCACATATTGAGACTAGAAGAAATGGTGATTTAGCTACTTACCATACAAAAAATAGAAATGAACTAAATAGACGTGTTTATAAGCAGGAATTTATTGATTATAAGAATTATATAGAAGGTCTTTATTCTGCATTAGGTGCGAGTTATACAGTTCAAGGTTTCGAATAAACAGGGAGGTTGTTCATATATGCGACATATTTATAAACCTATGGATATTAATGAATATGACGAGTTATTCCGAAAACGTTCGGTTTACCCTGAATCTGGGGAAATTGTGATAGACAGAGCGAAGAATAACTTCTGCGTTATTGATGATTACGGTATTCCAATTTTCAATACTTCATATTTACAAGAAATGATTGCTAAACATAAAGATTCTTCAGAATATTTTGAAATGTTAGCAAATAGAGATAAAGTTAAGATGGATTTAATTGAACTTAATTATCGAGTTATAGCTTCTGAACAGAAAGTAATACAGCTTGAAAGAAGAAATGATGATCTTCAAAATGGTTCAGGATTCATTGATCAACATCGTATTTATATTGATAGAATTACTAAATTCAATGTAGATAGACTAGGAAGATTAGATATAAAGATCAATGATACTAAGGGTATCATGGATGGATATATCCAAAGATTAAATAATTTACAAACTGAATTTAACAAAATTAATAGTACTTTAACCAATTCATCTAATGTTCAAGACCAACGAAATCAGTTGCTTAATATTTGGAATGAAATACAAGCAATGATTGAAGATGCTAAACTTAAATTAAATAAGTTAGGATCAGGTAATGGTTCCATTACAGTAAGTAAACCTGTTACTAGAGAGGAATACCGAGAAGACTTTGGTTGGTTACGTTGGATGTCAAATAACAAAGACACTTATAATGGTGGTAGTCACCGATTTGATGCCGCTTATCCAAGGATGCCAGAGGAAAAGGATGAATTCCGAGCAGGTTTAATAACAGATTTAGAATTTATCGGTTTATATCCAATTGATGCTACATGGCATGGAGCTAAGTATAAAGCTGGTTCGGGATTAAATCCAGATATAGATTCTCCTTATCGTCCTGCAATCGGTCAATATCCAGAACCATTAGATAATAGATGGGCATTGGAATCATGGACTGATCGTTCTCAAGATCCTGTTTCAAATCTTACTTACTACCCAGAAGGAGTTCCATCTCAGTCTGGCGTTATAAACTATTGGGGTAGAATGTTCCGTATCCGCTTTGGTGGTACAACAACTATTACTACAATAGAGTACGAAACAATTTATACATGATTGAGGGTGTATTAAATGACTGTAAATGTTAAATTAGTTGAAAGTGGATTACAACCAACATCAAATGCTCCACTAGTTAAAGGTAATCGTCCTTTAACTGTTATAGTAATGGATTCACGTATAAAGAAAGCTTCAATTTATGATGTAGACAAAATGCATCGTAATAATGGTATCACTATGTTTGCATATCATTTTTATATAACTAAAGAGGGTATCATATATGTAGGTAGACCAGAAAATACTTATGGCAATGTAGTAGAGAATAGTACAATGCATAATCTAGATAGAAATAAGATAATGATATGTCTTGAAGGATACTTTAGTGATGAGAAACCAACTCAAGCACAAAAGATGTCATTAAAAATGTTAAATCGCTATTTAATTTCTATGTACCCGAATATTCATCATATCTATACATTAGACGAACTATTACCAGAAACTAATAATCCTGGAATACTATTTCCTGCAAATGAAATGCGTAGTGAAGCATTTGATACTATGCAACCATTATTTGTAGATACTCCTTGTGGAATCCGTTCATATTCATATGGTTTAAGAGATTTAAGATATAATCCAGATGCTATTATGGGTGGAAATGATATTGAAGTTTATCAATATTATCTAACTGCTATTGGTTATAAGATAGATATTAAGAATGGTTATTTTGATATCTATACTGAATTAGCTACTAAAGATTTCCAAAAGAATTCAGGTTTAAAGATAACTGGTGTAGCTACTAAAGAAGTATTTGATAAAGTAAATGAAGTATATGACAAAATGTTTACTAAAGTAGATCCTAAGAGATTTAGAAGAATATTAAAGTTTATGAATCCTCCGATGGAAGGAGAAGATATTGGTTTCATTAAGCAAAAGTTAAATGAGACAAACTTTAATATTGAAAAGTTAGATAAAGTCTTTGATGATAATCTAAGAACTGAAGTTACTAGATTCCAAACCGCTAAAGGAATGGCTATTGACGGTATAATCGGTCCTCTAACATTCCATGCTATTAAGAGCTTTAAAACAGTTACATTTACTAGACTTCTTAAGTATACTGTTCCTCCGATGGAAGGAGAAGATATAAAAGAAATTCAATTAAATCTAGCTAAATTAAATCTATATAAGAACACTATTAATGGTATATTTGATATCAACACTAAGATAGCAGTAGCAAACTTCCAAGCTACTAAATTCATTAAAGTTACAGGCGAAGTAGATGAGACTACTTTCAACCTAATAATGAATAGGGTAATATAATTAATATAAGAAACTTGTCTATTAAAGATGAGTTTCTTATATTTTTATAAAAACTTTTTAAGTATATATTATAATAAAGACTGTTTTAGTTTTTAATAAAAAATTAATTGTTTAACATAAAAAATGATAGGAGGAATGAAAATTTCTTTTTAGGGGATAATATATTATATAATTTAGGAGGATATAGTATATAATATGATTATAAATATTGATAATGAAACATTAATTAATTATGTAAATGTAATTCCTAAAAAAGAAATATTCTTAGTATATGTTATATACACGAATGATAAAGGTATTACAATAACTGAAGAGTTAAACCAAACATTTGACAATGAAAAAGCAGTAAATGATTTTATTCAATATTTAAAGACTCATTACAGTCATTATTTTTTAGATATTTATACCGAAAGTAAAATAATATTAAGTGATTGGAATTATAGTTTATAGGGGGAAGTTTTATATGCGTATTAAACCAATAGATTTTAATAAAATCTTTGATCCAAACATGGTTATCACATCAACAGATGCAGTAAATAAAGATAATGAATTTACTGATGAAGGTATTTATTCTGAGAAAATATTTGGTAGTTATCAGGATAATGATAGTATAGATAAGATTGGTTGGATTGATCTTGGACCGAATAACCATATCATTAGACCAATTGCATTTGATGCTCTTAAGAGATTATTCTTGAATAAATTAGATAAAGTTATTTCATTCAATAAAACTATCAATAAAGATGGTGAAATTGAAGATGTTACTGAATTACTAGAAGAAATTAATATAGAAGAAGAACCGCATGTTTATACAGGTCTAGTAGAGTTTAGAGAGAATTTTGATCAAATCTTAAAAGATTATATTGATGAAGACAAACTTAAAACAAATGATAATTATAAAAATGATTATGAATTTGTTAAATACTGGCATAGTAAAGGATTATTATTCATTAACAAGATTCCAGTATTCTCATCTAAACTTAGACCTGCTATGATGGTTGGTAAGACTTTAGTATTAGATGAAATTAATAATCACTTCAACTTTATTATTGAGTATTCAAACGAACTTAAAGATACAATTGAAGATGGAACGGATTTAGATGATATTAAGATTCTTAAACTTCCATTACTATATCAGATTCAATTATATGCAAACCAAGTAATGAAGACAATTATTAATGAGATTCTTAAGGGTAAGAAAGGTATCTTCCGTAAGATTATCTATGGAACACGTATTAATTTCTCTGCTCGTAACGTTATTAGTCCTATGACAGATGATGGTATGAATAATGTTCACTTACCATATAGAACATTCTTAGAACTATATAAGTTCCCATTAATCAATATTGTTTCAACAGTTAAGAATATTAACTACAATGAAGCACATAAGTTCTTTAGAAAAGCATCTAGAAAGTTCTGTCCTGAAATGTATAAGTACATGAATGAACTTATGAATAAAACTAAAGGCGGTTTACATATTCTATTAAACCGAAACCCTACAATCAATATTGGTAGTATCTTGATGTTAGAAATAACTAAGATTAAACCAAATTATGATGATCTTACATTATCTGTATCCAATAACATTTTAGCAGCTTTAGGTGGAGACTATGATGGTGACGTTCTTAATATTGTACCATTATTTACTGAATATCTTAAAGAGACATTTAGTTTATTAAGACCAGAGAACTTAATTATCAGTAAGAATGATGGAACGTTTAATAGAGATTTTGGTTTAGATAAGGACCAAAAGTTAGGTATACACATTTTAAATAACTAATAATAAGGTAGATTTGGATTAATTTCTGAATCTACCTTTTTTATGAGGTGAAAACAATGCTAGAAAATACAAAGGTAAAAGTTGCTTTTCTTCAATCTGATTATAGTATGTCTGATTTAGAAAAGGATGAATGGGTTAACAAATGTAGGAGATTAGGATTATGCGATATATACAATCTTCCTAATTATTTTAGCGGTAGATTAACTGTTGCTATTTCAAGTGACAAACAATTAGATTGGATGTCAATTGAATCATTATTACTTGATTTAGGTAAACTCTATGATATTATAAGAGATAATCCAAATAGAATAACAATTTCGGAATTTGATATGGATATGTCTTCTAATTTTCCTAGATTTATTAATATTATAAGATATGATACTGAAACAGATTCTCATACAGCATATTGTTATGGTAGTTCGGAAATTAAAATTATTGCAATGAACACTGGAGCAATAGATGAATTAATTGGTGATATAGAACGGATTAATATATTATCACTTAATCTTGATGTCAATAATAAAATGCATCTCAATGAAAGTGTATATAGTATTATTGATGAAGATAAAACGTTTTATTACTATATGAATGAAATCGATCAACAAGTTAAAGTATATAAAGAAGATTTAAGAATAGTTAAAACTAAATTTAATGAATCAAATAGTCAGATACACTTTGAATTAATATTTACAAATGATGTAGGAGAATTCTCTAAAGATATGAGGGATTTATTACTAAGTCATATGAGAGAATATATTGAAGGAAAATTCAACCAAATAAACATGCTAAAGAATGAATTTAAAAGAATAAAGGTGAGTTAATATGATAAAGGTATCAATGATAAATGTAGAACTTACGAGTCAAGAAAAAGAAAATAATTGGCGTGAAAAATGTATTCAATTAGGTTTTAATAGGTTTTATGAAGATGATTTATATTTAATAGGCACTGATAGAGAATTAAATTTTCATGATCAAAACGAAATATTTGATACACTTATCCCTTGTTTTAGTATGTTAAATCATTATGATGATAGAGATGAATTTGATACTAAATTCCTTATGGATCAATACGGATTATGGTATGTTCAAATGGTTAAAAGAACCGAAGATGGCGCAATTGTTACATTAGAAGGAGATGATGAAGATATTCAAGTTATATCAACTGAATTTGAATATAATTATATTCCTGAAACTAAGATAAATCCTTTTTCAATTCCAACTCCAAAAGAAGAAGGTTTAGGTAAATTATATAAATATGGAATATTCCTTGGGACTGATGGTAAAGTAAACGTAATTGAAGATTCATTTATTATAAAAAGAATTACAGATAAAAGCATCATTGTATATCCAAATAAATTAAATATAAGTAGAATTAAAATAGATAATTTAAATGAAGTTAATTTTAGAAGTGAAAGGTCAAATGATAAGAATTTCTATACGTTTTATTTAAAGAATGAAGAAACTGATATAGATAAAATAAAAAATAATTTAAAAAACAGAGTAGTAAGTTATGTTAAGGAAGGTTCTAGACTTTCAGAAACATGGGATAAAAAATTAGAATTATTGTAATTGGAGGAGATTTTTATGAGCAATAAATTAGTTTGCATTAAGATTACAGCAGAATTAAAAACTGTTGATGGGGAACGTAAGTATGTATCTAACTTCGAACAAGCTGAAGCAGATATTTTAAAGAATACCGATAGAACTTTAAAAATAATGGCTTCAGGTAATCGTTGGGTATTTGATTCTAGAACTGTAATTAATAAAACTGAATTGAATCAAATTGTTAAATCAAGCTTCTACGTTTTAAGTCTTAGAATGTGGTTTATTAAAGGTGAGAAAGATATTGAAGAAGCTAAGAAATTATTGAGACAAGAGTATGAAAAAGAAGTACTTAAAGAATACAATAAAATATTAAGCATTAAAGAAACATTTGAGAACGGTGACTGGACAGGAGATGATTCTGTTGAGTAAGAAATTAATTGGTGTTAGTATCAAAGCAGTAAGTAAACGTGGAGATGACGGTAAATTAAAATACGTAACAGCTTTCAGACAGGGTGAATCAGAAATCCTAAAAGAAACTGATAAGACAATTTCAATAGGTGGTAAAGATCGTTTTATATTTAATTCTAGAGTACTAATCAATAAGAGAGAATTAAATCAACTGCAGAGATACGACTTTGGTGAAATGACTTATTATGTATGGTTTATTGAAGGTGAACGAGATATTAAAATCGTTAAAGATGAATTGAAACGTAGATATGAAGAGGATTTAGAAAAGTTATGGTCTAAAGCCAGAGGTCTAAAAGAATCATTTGAAACTGGAGATTGGAGTGGTAGAGATGAATAAAGTTTTCTTTGATATTAAATTTACTGGATTACATTTAGATGCACAACCAATTTCAATTGGATTAGTTGACCATCAAAATAAACGTTCATTCTATGCAGAATTTATTGATTTTGATAAAACATTAATTGATGCTTGGACTGAAGATAATATTGTAGGTAATTTAAAATTCAAAAATCATGCTTTCCTTAAAGAAATTACTAAGACTCATACATTTAGTTTAAGTGAAACAATTACAACAACGTATATGAAAGACAATAAAGAAAATATCTCAAATGAATTAAATCGTTGGTTAGATTATTATAAAGATTTAGAAGAATCTGATGTACAATTCGTTTCAGATTGTTCTCATTATGATTTTGCTTTATTAATTGATTTAATTTGCGGTAATGCTCTTAAACTACCATCTTATATCACACCAGTATGTGATGATATTAATACTTTAATTGCAGACTATTACGATGTAAGTTTAGCTACTGCATTTGATTATAGACGTAATAATATTATTATACGTTTTGTAGTGGATGGTTTTACTAATATGATGACTGCAGGATCTTTAAGCGGTTCTAAAGCTAATGAAAAAGCATTAATTAATTTCTATATTTACAATCTATTATCAAGAAATAGTATTTATTTTAATACTATTGAAATTATGGAACCTACTAGAGCAGTTGTAGCTCGTCATCATCGTTTAGTATTAATTAAAGAAATTGATACAGATAAGTTCTCAATTGGTCATGCTGATATTAATGGTATTTATAGTACTGAATTAACATTTGATACTATGGATGAAGCGGCTAAAGAATTTCAAGAAAGAAAAAAATTCATGTAAGGGGTGCTTTAGGGATGGAAATTTCTATGGAGAAAATTAAAAGAGTAGTAGATGAGTTTAATAGTAGTAAAAATGTTTCAATTGTTACTAAACATACAGAGATTAGAAACATTGTTGTAAATGCATTTAAAGTAAACGCTATGTATGTGAGTGTTGATCCATCATTAAATACAGATATTGATTTAGAATATAATTACAACACAGAGTTCATTAATGATATGAACATGCATCAAGACGGTGGAGGTGCTAATATTCAATGTTAGGAAGTCTATTAAGGGGAGATATTTGTGATGTAGAATTTACTAATCAAGACAAAGAATCTCACATTCAAAACGGTAAAAGACCTTGTATTATTATCAGTAATAATAAAAATAATCTATTCAGTCCAGTAGTAACAGTTATTCCCTTAACGACTTCTAAGAGTAAGAGCCAAATACCTACACACGTTCTTATTAAGAAAAATAAAGACAATAGATTATTAGATCACTCAACAGCACTTTGCGAATCAGTTTGTCCAGTAGAAAAGAAATATGTTAGCACATACAGTATTGGTAAATTAGATGCGAGTACAATGAGACAGATAGAAAAAGCAATAAATATTCATCTAGGAATGACAGGATAAAGGAATCTCTTTTTAGAGGTTTCTTTATCTTTAAATATAAAAAATGTCATTAAACATAAAAGTAATTTTATTTACACTAGGAGGAGAAATTTTTATGCAACAACAAACAGGGTTACAGGATCTAGAAAGAGTAATACAGTCAGCTTATAACGAGAATCATGAATACATGGCTGTATTAATAAGTCTTCCAGGACAGGAAGAACCAGAACTTATTACCAATAAAATTGGTAGTATGAAATCTAAGTTAAAATATTATAAGGACAATTATAATGATGACTTAACACTGAAGCATAATCCAAATGTTAAAATTGTTGGTTATGTAAGTTCTTATAGTCTGGAAGGCTTAGGGATATTACTAGATTTCTAAATGTTATTAGAAGGATATCATCATAACGATGGTATCCTTTTATTTTTTTTTTTATACTACATAATAAAGGGGATATATAAAGATGTCAATAGTAAACTTAGAAGCAATTGATAAAATGAATAAAGCTTTAACATTATTAGATAATGGAGAATCTATTGGAACAGAACATCTAGCAGGTAAAGTAATAATGAATTTAGACTTAGGTCTATGGATAAAAGTATGGTATACAATGGATAGAGAGGTATATTTTATTGATATGCGTGGTAAACGTGTTAAAGGGAAATTAGTAAAAGGTGATGATAATAACTTATATGTAGAGTTAGATGATACAACTAGATTGCTACTATTAAGGATTAATGAAACAATGCATTATAATTACACACCTTATTATGATATTGAATCTAAGAGCAGTTTTAAAGGAGAGAGAATAAGTGAAATTGACATGTATTGGAAATCAAGTATGTAGTCCTAAATACGGAGCACAGAAAATTATTCAGCTAGACAATCTTGATATGCAACAATTTATTTTTGAAAACCGTGATAGAGGAAGAAAGATGTTTTTCAGGGATTTTAAAGATGACCTAATAGAAGGAGAAATAATTACGACTTACAATGACCTAATAATGTTTAAGACTGAGGAAGACACCTACTCTTTCTTAGACAAAGTAAAGGAGGAATAGAATATGTCTACTATTAAGGATAATCATAAAGTAATCACCTGTAAGACATCAACTACATTCGCTTATATGGTTGGTGGGATTACAAGCTTTGCTTCAAGTTTCTTTATGTCTAAGTTTCCTAAAGGTTATTTTAAAAAGCTATTTATTATAGACTCCTTTAATTCAACTAATATGAGAAATGAAGACTTCTATGAACAGTCTACACCTTATATTTCTATCCAACCAGTCTTTGAAGTAGGTAATACATTCACCGAAATGCAACCCTATTGGCAAACTACTAACTATTGGATATTTAGAAATAAGATTAAGAACTATACACCAGTATTAAAGGATAAAGAATCAGGTATTAATATCTATGCAGTACCTAGTAGAGTTAAAGTTAATTTCAATATATCTATTAAGTTACCTACTGTTATGAGTGCTTATGAATCTATGCATTATATTACACAGAACTTTGAGACTACTGGTTATAATTATATTAATGATATTAAGTTACAAACAGAGATTCCTCCTTCATATATTAAGATTATTGCTAAGACGTTAAAGTTAGATGTTAATAATAAAGAGGATAAAGATAAATTGAATGAGTTCTTATTATCACATTCTTATAGCGGTATTCAAGAGATAATCAATATGTCTACAGGACGCCCTAGTCATATGTATAATCTTAATTCAAATATATTAGTTAATTATCCTGATACTGCTACGTTTGAAAAGAATAATGAAGGAGCTGTAGTAAAAGATACTGTTGTTAAGTACTCTTTCAGTATGGAGACTTGGATTCCTTCTAACTATATTATGGAAGTACCAGATTCTAATATGATTATCGATGAAGAAGAGGATAACTTAGTAGATGAGAAAGGTAATTATAAGTTTAATCTTATCTTTAAGAAGGACTATATAGAGCACGAATTAGATGGCAAACATTTATTAGTGAAGAAATCATATATTCCTGATGTTAATGTAGAATATGATTTATTAGAGTTTGAACCAATTATTAGTGAAGAAGTTATTAGTGTATTAAAAAAATTGAAGGAATATAACAAGAATATAAGTAATGTGATGAAAGCTATAGTATATATTAATGGTAGGGAATTATCTGAAAGTCTTTATGATGTGGATTGGGATAATTATACTCTTAAGACATTTCATCCATTAAGCAATAAAACCTATACAATACTATTATATGGTAATTTACCTATATTGAATCAAGCTTCTGATTATATTCAGAATGGTGTAGAGAGAAAAATAGCACATATGAGATTTTAATAAGGGAGAGAATATACTATGTTTGAAAATTGGTTTACTAAGAGAAAAGCATTAAAGAATGGTTTTGAAATAGTAGATATTAAAGTAGAGAATAGTTTAACTGCTCGTATCTATTATAAATTAACTAGTCTATGTCAAGTTAAGAGTGAAACCATTACTATTCATTCAGGTACATTAGAAGGAGCTATTAATGAGAGAATTAATCAGTTAAAGAAGCTCTCAGCTAATGGTATGGTTAATCATGGTTATGAAGCTGATTTGAATAGAAAGTTTAATACTGCTTCATATAGACGTGGTGATAAACCTTCTATTACTAATGCAATTGCTAGACCAGATGGTCCAAGACTAAGAGAGAAACCTTCAGAACCTAATCGTATTGGATTTTATTAATAAAGGAGAGAATATACTATGGAACAATGGGAAATTAATTATATTAAGGCTAAACAATTAGGATTTGTATTAATGAATATTGAGCATATCAATCCAGTTACAGTTCTAATTAAATTTAGAGAAGGTAAGAACATTGATGAACGAAGAGTGATTAAAAATAAAATGATTACAGTATCACCTGAAATGGTTCATTTACTTAAAGAAAGAGTGGAAGATGAGATTAATAATCTGATACTTCAAACTATTATCCCTCTTAAGGGAAGACCAATGAGAACTGATTTAGAAATGGAATTGAATGAGAAGTACAATACAATCTCTAATATAATGGGTTCAATTGCAGATAATATTAAAGAACTTGCTGAAAATTATGATTTCGATAAACCTCTTGAAGAAGAAGTTAAAGTTGAAATACAATTACCTCCAATGGAAGTAGCTACAGTTGAAATTGATTTAAATGATCCTGCTCCATTTATAAGACAAATGAGAGCTGAAAAAGCTAATGAATCATGTATTAAAATGGTTGACGAATACCTAGAGGAGAATAAGAAAAAAGAAGGCGAAGAAGAGATTCTAGTTACACAATTAGTTCCAGCAGATGTTGTTAATATGAATATGGAAATAGACGGTATTAAAAAACCTATAGAAGATTATAATAATAATAAATAATAAAAGTGATAAATGATTCAATACGAATCATTTATCACATCTCTAGTCTTTAGAACGTCATCCTCACTGTATGTTACATCTGCTCTAGTCATTTCCACTAATTCATTATAATTTTCAATTTCCTCATCTGTTAAAGCTACGTAATATTTATTAATGAACTCATTTAAATCCCCATATACCTGATTCAAACTAACAAAGATTTGTTTAGCATGAACTAATTCATGTACAGTAGTACTTAAAGGAGTTACACCAATTATATTATCATAGTGATCCAATAATACTTGTCTAGATATAATAAAAGTATTGAATGGTTTTTCCTCTAATATATGCTTATTCACACATAGTTGAACAATATCATAAAGAGTAAAAGGATAGTGATGGAATTCAATAATTGCATTATCATGATCAATATAACCTAATACAGAACAATTTTTTAAACCTACAGTATTTTTAAGGAATCCTATATAGGTTTTATATTCATTACTAGACCTAATCATTCGTTCACATCCTTTAATAAAACGTTTCAATTTCTTATCATCAAAGAAGTCAGTAAAGTAATAAGTTTCAGCAAAAATACCTTCTGTATTAGATAGTTCAATATTAGAGTCTGTTACTTTACTCTTAATATTAACAATATTATTTGGGGTTACAATTTTTTTCATTTTAAAACCTCCTTAAACAAAAGATTATATTTTTATGTTATGAAAGCAGGTGATTCTTTGCAATTCAGTTATAGAGAAAAATATAAATATACTCCTTTCACTAAAGAGGATATAAAAGAGATTCAGAACGTAATTGATTATGCTAAAGGACTCGTTATTAAAAATTCTGAATTAGCACAGGAACATGAAACGACTCTTTCCATGAAAAATGCTAATATGTATATTCAAGCTAGGACTAGAACGAATGATAGACTTAGTGAAGCAGAGATTATCAAGATTATTAGGGATTATCAGGAGACTAATACGTATTATAAAGATTTATACGACTTACATCAAATTGATTATCTAAACTCTAGAACAGCTAAAGACTATACAATATTAAAAGCTACTATTAATAGTCTTAATAGAGAAGATAAGAACTTATTTGAAAAATGTTATTATGAATCACTTAAATATCATCTATTAGTTACTTATACTGAAGCATTTGATAATCAACAGTATCACAGAGCATATAATGAAATGCTATTAATATTTATGACAGTCCAACGTTATATTACATATAAAATGGATTCCTACTTTAATATTGATAGTTATGATAAGAATAAGTTGAAAAATGCATTCATATCATATGGTCTAGATTACTTTGATGGATTCCCATTGAATTATCAAAGACGTATACTTAAGAAAATCAATCAGCTAATTCAGTATAAAGGTACTAATATTGCTTTGAATGATATTCTAAGTATTTTTGGTTTTGATAATATTAAAATCTATAAATATTTATTATGTAAAGTTTATGATAGTGTAGCAGAGGATAAAAAGGACTTAATGTTCTACCGAGTACCTATTGATGATAACTTAGATTTCAGTAAGCATTTACCTGTTACTTATGATCAAATAGTAGATAATGATCCATTCTGGCGTAGTGATAAAAAAGAATTCCTTAATGAACCATTTAATATCTTGAATACTAAGTATTTATCAGCAGATATTTCTATGGATATCGTAAAAGAATCTTTATCTATGTCATATTTCCTTTCTTTGCTGAACAAGATGGAAATGAATTATAAGTCTAAAGAAGAAGCAGATTTTAAGTTTTCTAACCGAAATATATCCAACCAGCCAATAGATTTAATGGATGCGATTATAGCTTTGGCTTCAATTGCACTGCGTAGTCATGGATATAAAGATAAAATCATAAAAAATGTAGACTCTATTAACTACGTATATGGTTTTAATAATATTAATGATAATGTAGATGTAAGGAAGTTACTAGAAGATATCCATATACTATTAATACAGAATAAACCTAGATTTAATGAGTCAGATTATGATAATCTAGAGAAATTTATAGTTCAATTTAGAGCTAAGAACTTTGAGACTGTATTAGAAAGTGGCTATGAAGATGTAGAAACTGAATATAATTCTAGTATTGTATATAAACGTCAATTAGATACTATTAGTAAATTAAGTAAGGTTGAAAACTTAGTTTATAAGTTCTATACAGACAACGTTATTGAAGTTCTAGATTATATTAAAGAGTTATTCATTGATGGTAAATTCGATCCAATGTTATTTGATACTTATGTTGATATTAGAAAAATATATAAGATGTTTATCAGTGTTAAACTAAGTACTAAAGATAATACAATGGATGATTTCTTAGGAGCAATGAAAAAGAATAAGACTATTATGGATCAATTAGATGCTCTTATTAAAGCTATTAATTTAGAAAATCTTACTGAATATTATGATTTATATAAGAAAAATAAGGTTGGTCTAAATGATTTACTTAAGCAAACTATGAATGAAATAACTCGTCTTAGACAACTTAATTACTTTGACTTTAAATCTGATGAAGAAAGACAAGACTACTGGGTAAGAAATCCTAGAGATTATAAACATTATCCAGAGCTATGTAATTTTATTGAACTTCATTATATTAGCGATACTCTATATAAGAACTCTTATTCAATGGAAGAATTTGTTAAGATATTCAAATATAATAACGATCTTCGATATAAATTAGAGGATATTATTGTTGAATCTAATAATTATGAGCTATATAGAAACTACTTAAAATTATGGGATATCAAGTTTATAGGAGATATTAATATTAGTTATTTCAGTGGTCATGATACTTATAGTGATTACTTAAAGAGAAAGAACTATGATTTATATGCTTTCACTCAAATGCCTGCTACTATTAAAGGCGATGAGAAACTTGAATATGAATTCTATCGTGATAAAGTATTTGAATTATGTGAGTCTATTGATAATCATATCAATGCAGGTAACATGAACTTCTTCGTTAATAACGGGTTTATAGGAATGCTTGATTATGTAAAACGATTCATTTATATATTAATACATGTATTTAAAGCTTATACAACTCAATTATTAGAGACAAATACAGTATTATCATTCAATGATAAGACATTTAATGCGATAAGAATGTTTGATAAAGCAAATATTAGCGGATTCTTTAAATTTAGAGAATATATCACTTTAAAAGATTTCATGAAGATGACTACTACTTATAAATTTGAAGATAATATTGAATTAAGAGATGAGATAAAGATAACTACTTTTGAAGCTGGAGAGGAAGATTAATAATGACAGAATTTAAGCAACTGCAATTTGAAGATAATATTGATATGAAGGATGATTTTTCAAAAACGCCTGAAGGTTTTCCTAAAGCACAGATTGGTATGAAAGGTAGAGTTGTAGTAAAAGATTTCAATGGTAACACTATTCTAGAAAAAGATAATCTTATTACACTACGTTTACGAACTTATATCTTAGAATTATTATTCGGTGTAAAACCACCTGAAGATTCTGGATATATTAACGATCATGCACGTACTGTTTGCTTATTTAAAATAGGTCAAGGTGGAGCAGATGTAAACGGTTCTCCATTCAACCCATTAGTACCTAAATTCAGTGATATGGATTTATATCAAGCAGTACCATTTATCATTGAAGATCCAGATAAATATAATGACCCTAATAAGAAAGCTAATCCATCTATTGTTGAACAGATGTCTTTATTTGATAAAAATAAATACTACTTACCAGTTGGTAGAGCAGATGGTTCTAAAGCATTCTATGGTAAAATATTCGAAGCTGATAACAACCGTTGGAGATTAAATAAATCTACTGGTGAAGTTTATCAATTATTAACAATGCGTATTGAACCAAATGAAGCTAGAGGTTTTATGATTAATGAGATCGGTTTAGTTTTAGCTAGATATGATAAAAATAATAACTCTTATGTTAATGAAGAGCTAGCAACACGTATTACCTTTGATACAGAATCACTTACTTCTCTATCTAAAGGATTAATTATTGAATATTATGTTTATGCTTAATACTAACAAATTTATATAGGGTAGATTATTTCTACTCTATATAAATTTAATCTTAATAGGCGGTGATTTTGTTGAAATCAGCAATCAAAGGTCGTTTATTATCTAAAGATGAGGTAATAGAACTACTTTCAATTAAACAAGATGATATAACTATGTCCTTATTACATGACTTGTTTGCTTATAGAAAAAATACTAACCCACGTTTTGCACCGAATGATTTCTTTTATTTAGAAAAAGGTGTTTTAGGAAACTCTGAAAGAATTAAAACTACTACTGGGAAATATATCTTTAATCTATTAGTATTATATCCTAATATCATTAAACATACTGGTTATTTCAATAGAGCTTTAGATAAAGGCGGTATTGGTAAAATCCAATCTGATTTAGGAAGTCTAGTATTACAAAGTGTATTACCTACTGAAGAACAAGCGATATTTATTGATAAAATGCAATGGTTAGCGTTTGGTATTGCTAAGTTTATTAATGCTTCATTAACACATGAAATGTTAATTGCACCTGAAGAAGTTACTAAACGTAAAGAAGAATTAGTAGAGAAACATAAGGAAGCCTTAGAAAAAGGTGACTTAAATACAGTTAATAAAATTGAGAAAGAATTAATTGGATTAGCTAAAGGAATTATGCAAGATGTTCCTGATTATCAAATCTATGCAAGTGGTGCTAGGGGTTCATTCGGTAATAACTATAAGAATACTAGTATCATGAGGGGTGCTATTAAGAACTTAGCAGATCCAAGTAAAGTTAAAGTATCTACTACTTCTCTAGATGAAGGTATTCCACCTGAAGAATTACCATATTATGCAGATTTATTAACACAGGCATCATATCAACGTGCGGTAGGTACACAGGATGGTGGTTATGAAGGTAAGAAATTAGGAGCGGCATTCCAAACAATTGTATTGGATGATAAAGGTACTAACTGCGGTACTAAAAAATTCCTAAAAATTATCTTAGATGGTAGATATGCTAAATTATTTCTATATAGATACATTAAAGTTGGATCTCAATTGGTATTATTAACACCTGATAATATCGATAGTTATACTAATAAAGTAGTAGAGTTAAGAAGTGCAATTTATTGTACAGGAGACCAGATTTGTAATAAATGTGCTGGTGACTTGTATTATATGATGGGTATCCGAAATGTTGGTTTATTGGCAAACCGTGTAGGAACAAGTATCTTGAATGCTTCATTAAAAGCCTTCCATGACATGTCTTTAAAAATGGTTGATTTGGATATTGATAAATATTTAGACTAAAAAAAAAATCCTAATAGTTGTTTATTTTATATAAATAGCTATTAGGTGACTCATATGTTAAAAAAAAAAATAGTAGTCTTTGTTTTTTTATATATAGACTACTATTTCCAAGTTCCCGTTCTTTATCTGTATCTTTATGACGACAATGAAATAACTTTTATATAGTTCCCTAAACTATATAATACCGATCAAGTGAGAAATACCACCCTTTTTTCCTATTTTTCTCTATATATGTGAGATAACTATGTAGCAGGAATTAAGTTCATCCTCCTTTCCATAGCAACTAAGAAGTAATTTTAATATTTTCTCTATTTTATTATAATATTAAACTACCTCTCCTATTTATAATATATATTTAAAAAGGTATACAAATACATATTATAGATTAGTATAGTTTATAACATTTATAATTTATTTTAGGGAGATGTTTTTATGGAAAGAAATGTAGCAGAAGACCAAGACATGCTTCTTTTTGTTAGAGTAGCTAATGACAACAAGAGAAGACTCATCGAAGAAAAAATCATAGCTGAGGAGAAACTTAAAGAAGAAATAAGTTTTCAAAATGCAGTAGGTAGATTTAAAAAATCAATGAATGTAGTCGGTAATGCATTCGCTTTAGGAGCAGGTGTGGTATTAGGTACTATTATAATCGATATACTATTTGATTTTAAATTTAAGCTCACTGAAAATATTATTTCATTAGGAAACTTATTTATTGGTTAAGGAGGATGTTCAACATGTTAGCTAAAAAAGAAAGACCGTATGGTTTATTTGATGGTAAGGAAGTTAATTTAGATAAAAAATTTGATAAATTTGAGGATAAGAAAGCAAAGAATATAACTAAAGAATTTATTAAACCAAATAAAACACAGTTCAGTTTAAAGCATAAAATTATTACAGGTATACTTGCGACATTATCATTCACTATGTCAGCACTAATGATTGCAATTATATTTGCATGGATCGCTAATTATAACTAATATGAAATAATCCTACAAACTTATGTAGGATTATTTTTTTTTTAACAAATTATTAAAAATGTATTGGAGGGGGTAAAATTGTTTAAACATCTCTTGAGCGCTGATGAAATGAAGACCTCTAGTTTAGTAATATCCATGTTAATCGTTATTATAACATCTGTCTACATAGTCGTAACAAAAGGAGATTTACCTAATAACTGGTTAACACTCTTAATGTTTTTAATAGGTAGTGTTACAGGTATTAATGTAACTAATCAATTAAAGCCTAAAAATACTGAAGAAAAGGATAAAACAATTTAATAGTCTTACTATACCATTATAAAGGAGAGATTTATATGTCATTACAAGAAACATTAATTCTTATTGGTGTTTTATTCGCTTTTACTTTTGTATTTGTATTTGCAACTAACTTTATCTTGAAAAATAAAGATAATAAGAAATTAGTTGCAGGACTTGCTGATGCAACTCAAGTTCTTTTAGGACTTGTTAAAGTGGACGACCATAGTAAGTATAAAGTGGTAAAAGATATTGCTACTAACGTAGTTAATACAGTTGAACAAATTGCTAAAACTAAAGATGAAGGAATGACATCTGAGCAGAAGTTGGATATGGCTACTGAATTATTCTATAACACTGTTAGTGAATTAGGAATTAAAGTAGACGTTTCAGAAGATTTCGTTCGTCATATCATCGAAGGAACTGTTCATATCTTGAACAACACTAAGAAATAATATAATAAATATAGGATAACATTCATTTGTTATCCTATATTTATTTTTATGCATATTCTCTGACATCCACCTTAATAGGTTCAGGAGCATCGATATCAGCAATATGAACATTGATACGTTGTTTGTTTAATACACCAGTTGTATCGTTCAATTCTCCTCTTTCAATCTTCTCAGAAAGCATTTTAAGATTATCCATCTTCTCTTTATATCCATCATACATATCCCATTTATATTTAGATAAGAATTTCTTATAACTACCTTTAACATATTTTAAAGGTACAAATAATTTAGAACTATGAATCAACTCATGAATAGTCTTAGTAACTGGTACTAGACCAATCATATTTTGGTAATGAAGATACATTACTTCATCAGCTACTTGGAACGGATCAATTCTTTTCTCACCTTTAATTAAACGATTTTGAATAACGATATTAACAATATCATAAAGGGTAAATGGGTAATGATGGAATTCTAATGAGACTCCTCTGATTTCTTCAGTGTCTATTTGAGGTAAGAAAGTACATCTAGTAAGGTTTAATTCATTTCTTAAGAAACCAATATAAGTACGGTATTCCATACTTGTTCTGATGATTCTTTCAATGTACTTGATAAATTTTTCAATTCTTTTTGGACTTACATTTTCAATATCAAGGAAATCCTCTTTGACATTAATGGACTCAACAACTACTACATCATCTTCTTCTTCCCTAACATACTTTGTAGAAATATCAATTTTAGGTACTAACATTATATCCACCTCATTTCAAATAATTTTATTATCAAATACATATTATAAAAATGTTTATTAGTATAATATATAGTTTATAGGAGGAATTTTTTAATGGTAAGAAAACTTAGAGTATATAGTGATGCGGCAAGCTTTAATAATGGTAGAAAGAAGAAAGATGTTATTTCTTTAGGTTCTTTTGCTACTATTGTTGTAGATGAAAACAATGAAATTATATTTGAAGATGTTAAATGCTATAAAGAAGTTACTAATGCATACTGCGAGTTAGCAGGAGCTACAGTTGGATTGAACAAATTAATTAATGATATAGCTGTCGACAATGAGAGATATCAAGTAGAAGTTATTACAGATGCTCAATATGTTGTAAATGGCGCTAATGATACAATAACTAAATGGATGCGTAATGGTTGGAAAAATTGGGTAGGAGAACCTGTAGCTAATAAGGATCTTTGGCAGTTTTTACAATCTGTAAGACATTCTAAAAGAAATGTAATAGTGAAATTTAAATGGCTTAAAGGTCATAAAGGTAAAGACATAAGTATTGAAGAAGACGTAGATGTTTACTTCAACGAATATTGTGATACAAAAGCTACTGGTGCGATTGCAGAAGCTAAAAAATTATTAGGATTAGAATAGGAGCGATTAAAATGAATTTATTTTCTACTGATTATTTCAAAGTAGCGATGGCATTATTTGTCATCTCTCTTTTTTTTGTGTTTATTTCTGAGTATTTATATGAAAGAAGAGCTAGAAGAGAACGTCAACAAGCAAATGCAGTAAAAAAAGAAACTAAGAATTTTGGGAACATAGAAAACTTTAAATCACACATTGAGAATGTTAATTACTTAATAGAATTTGTATGTAGAAATCAATATAAGAAAGTAATGTTACCACTCGTTCAGAAGCAGAGAGATGGAATGGGAATGATAATGGACGATGAATTTGATGCAATAACTGCTGAGAGTATTCGAAGGGTTATTGAAATGATATCAGATGAATATAAAGTGGAAATATATAAATTTATTAATAAGGATAGATTCTATTATTTAGTAGCAGAGACCACTATTGAAATACTATCCGATTTAGCCAATCAATTAAATGAGAAAGCAATACGAAAAATGGGCTAAAAAAAAAATAAGACTTGTAATAAGTCTTATTTTAATTTAATACGTAACCAGTGGTTTCAACGATACCATAGTTACTAATACGTTGTTTATATTCAGCTACACTCTCATTAGAGTTCTTAGGAACGTAAACATCGATTTTGTATTTATTATCTGATACTTCTCTTAAGTATTGTGGATTACCAGTATCTAAAACAGTATATGTACCATAACCATCTATACTGATTTCAGTATTAAATGGGAAGTTATTTGATGCGATAACACCATGAGAAAGGTCTGCACCGCTTGCAGTAGCGTTTCCATTACCAGCACCGTTTTCGTCATCACCAGAACCATAGAATGATAATACTAAACCGATTTGTTTACCATTCTTTGACTCTTCACCTTTTTTAACGGATTCAGAAGAAGAAGAAGAAGAGCTAGCAGTTTCCTTCTTGCTAGCCTTCAATTCTTCAATCTTATCCTCAAGTTCTTTGATCTTCTTAAAGAGGTCTTCTCTCTCCATTAATAGATCATTTCGTTCAGTACCAATGTTTTTATAGTCTTCTTCTAAGGCATTTTTATCCTTAATGACTTTATCAATAGTCCCTGAATAATTCTCTTCCATCGTACTCTTCTCTAATTTCCACTCTGTAACAGCTTTGTTATACCTTTCATTATCGTCATAAATTATACCTGCTGTAAGAAGTACATTAGCGAGGAAAGCAACCACCAATATAATTATAGTTGTTCTACTACGTCTAGACATCGAATCATTCCTTTTCAATAGATTATAAAATAATATTTATTAGATTTAATATAAAATCTAAATTGGAGTTTATTTGACAATGATGCTTCATATTATCTTTGATGTCATCTAAATATAATAAATTATCTTGAATCTCAAATAAATATACATCAAAAATAATATCCTTATAATAACCTTTATCCAAATCGAAGTTAACAAAGTCATGTTTAAACTCAAGTAGGTCAGTGAATAAATTATCTTTATTATTTATAGCACTTAAGTTTAAGCAGTTCTTAAGAAATCCAAATAAATATTTTGAATGATGTTCTTTAACCTCATTTGAATAACCCTTGGTTTCAAGATTATTATCGAAGCTATTGTAATAATGCTCCTTATTATTAATGTTTATAAAACTTGAAAAAGAACTCTTCGGTCTAAAAATATAATGGTCATTCAATTGTAAATTCTTCGGTGTTTTGTTAATAAGGTATAAAGCATCCTTCTTAATAGAAAGAACATCATCATCCCTAATCTCATTCAATTCAAAGAACTCTTTCCTAATCCTAACAAACTCTTCTATTAAGAAGTTGTTAACATCTTTATTCTTTGCAAGAAACTTACCTACTACAACATGACGTTCTTTACCCATTGCATTTAATGAATTGTAATCATCTTCACTGATTATATCATTATGAAATAATATATTCAGACCTGCATTCTTCATATCATATTCTACAATAGGTGTATTCTTAATATATTTGATATCCCTATTAAGAAAGTTGTGTTTCTGGTACAACATGTAAATTTTACACTCCTTTCTATTAGAATTACCAATATGTTCAATATAAATTAAAACTTTTTATTTAAACATTCTTTGAACTTGTCTTTCTTTTTCTAAACGTTCTAATTTTTTCATCATTTCATTATTTGCAACAGATTTCTTTATCATATCCTTTGTCATGAAATCAAATTGAGTAAACCATTCTTCCAACTTAACAGGTTCTTTTGTCTTTGGATTGATGAATTCAACACTATATAAGTAAGCACCTGCTTTTTCTTCAATCTTTGTATAACCAGTAATTACCATAGGTGTTCCTTCAACATCCGCTTTTACAATACCAATCTTAGGAACTCTTTTATTATTAGTAAGAAATGCTACATCTCCAACTTCATATTCTCTTTTAATAGCCATTTTAATTACCTCTTTCTTTTAATTTTTATAATGGTGTTATCATTGAAAGAGCAGGAATCTTCTCTGCTTTAAAACCTTTTTTCTCATACCATTGAATTGTAGCTTTAATATAATCATCCAATTTAGTTTTAATTACCACTCCACTTTCTTCTAAATCTTCAATTTCATCGGATCTACTAATATTGTGTCCATTCATTTGGTATATAAGTACTTCAATATCATCATAATAGTCTGGTTCTGGAATTTTCTTTTCACCTTCTATTAAAACAAACCCAACTTTCTTACTCTTATTATTTAACATATCTGCTACATCAAATTCATAATCTCCAAAAGGTTCTACTGCTAATACTAATTTATTCATAATTGACACTCTCCTAATAGAATATACCCTAGCACATTTTTATGTACTAGGGTTTTTATTTAATCTTCCTTACTTAAATAAAGTCAACATCTACTAATGCATTAATAATAGTATCAGTATCTAAACGATGTTCAGCATTATTTAATAGTTTTAAATCATAAATATTTTCTAATGATTTACGTTCTTGTTCAAGGAACTCGTTATCACGATCATTACGTCCTTCTAGACTATTTGAATCGATATATAAAATAATATATTCAATATTCTCTTCAGGATGCTCTTTGGAGTACTTAATTAAATCTTGAATACCTAGATAATTAATTACTACTGTATTAATAATTAAATCTTGGTCTACAGATAGTTTAATATCAGATAAATACGTACCATAGCGATTACCATTAACATTTGTACGGGCAAATAAACTGGATTCAAGTTTTTCATATTGATTATCATTTACAAAATCATAAACACGATTGTCAACCTCTTCCTGACTGCGTGGTTTACGAGTAGTAACTTGATTTAATTTATTGAATGTTACTTTTACTTTTGATTCACCATCAGCCTGTGTTACTTCATACATTTGAACTGCTTTTAATAACTTTTCAATATATGTTTTACCACTACCAGATGGACCACAAAGTAATAATACTTTTTTAACAGGTGTTTTTAGTCGTCTTAAAGTTTTAATCATTTTCCATTACCTCCAATAATAAGTAAACTATTCTCATGTTATAGTATTTATTTTTTCTTAAGTCCAAAGGAGGTACTTAACAAAAATAAAAGATGAAAATTCCCTTTTTATATATGAGAATTTTCACCTTAATATTAATTTCTAACAAGAAAGAAGTTTTAATTTAACAAGTTCTTTAAGCCATTTTTTACTATGAGAACTCATTAAGAATTTCTTATAAACATTCACATTTACCTCTTCAGCACCTTTAATAATTAAATCATTGCAAATTTCATTTAGACATTTAAGAGGAATATAAATATCATATGGATCTGAATCTCGATTAATCATTACCGATATCTCTAATACTTCTTTCTTATTTATTTCTTTTATCTTAACCGCTTTAAAGATATCAATCTTATCTATTTCAATACCGTTTACATTATGCGCTTGCATTGAACGGAAATTCATTGTCTGTTTTTCAATTTCTTCAAGATTAAATCCCTTAATCATAAATCCATCATTAACTGGAATTTCAATCTCAATATTACCATTAACACTTTCCATGTATCTAGAAAACCACTCTTTACCTAAATTGGAATTTAAGAATTCATTAATCTTAGAGACATCTCGAACATCTTTAGTTATACCTAAATCTTTAAACAAGTTAAAAGGAATAACATAATTAGGTACAGCAGAATGAGAAGTAAATTGACCTCCAAGACTTCTATAAGATATATCACCTATATAGAAATAAATACCATGTCTACGTTTAATAGTTCTAATAATAAAACTACCAAAGATAATCTTTCTACTATCTGGATTAACGCCTGAAATTTCAAGAAATTCTTTTATATGTTCATCGTATCTATTCATATTAAACATTATTGAATCCTCCTTAAGCTGTATAGAAGTTTGATAAGATTCCTCTTTTTCTTCGTTTAACTCTAGGTTTAATTTCATCTCTATAAATACGAGATTGAATTAAACTTTCAAACCATTTATTACCTTCAAATGTATTTAAAAAATCTTGTACTTCTTTAAGGCTATCGAAAGATGAATCAATAATATTCATAAATACAAGTAGATCTATATTAAAATCACTTTCCATTACTCGAATTTCATTTGTTCTTAGATTGATATATCTAGCTTTAAATCTAGCAAAGCATAAACCATGATAAGGATTTCTACCAGTAATTTCAACGTTCTGTAAATCAATAGATAATTCTTTACCATTAAAATTTTTATAGAAAGCTTCTAATTGTCTTTTATACTCTTCAATATTGATTTCACGTTTTTCATATACTTTTGTCATTTTATATACCTCTTCCTTTATAATTGTCATGTAATTATACTCCCCACATAGTAATGGAAATAAGTATCCATTTAAGAATACTTATTTCCATTTGTTATTATTGCTTTGATAGTTCTACAATTTCTTCTAATTGTCCTTCATTATAACCATGAGTTCGTTTTACTTCTTTACCATCTACATAAAGAATAGTAACTGGAACTGACATGATATCCATTTCAATTGCTAGATCAATGTTCTCTGGTTCTTGGACGTTCACAGGAACAATTTTAACTCCTTCTCGATCAAAGAAATCTGATACCATACGACATGGTTGACAATTGAATTTTTCAAATTTAACGATTTGTGCTTTGTCTTCTTTTTTCTTTAATAGTTCATTGATTAATGGCATTTTTCTTTCCCCCGCAATTTGAGTAGTATAATTAATTATTATGTTTACGAGGGAAACCGTCTTTTCGAGTTTAAAAATTATCATATTACTTAATCAACTTTAACTCATACTTGATTGTATAACGTTTCTTTTTCCATGATTTATACATCTTATAATAAGACGGATGAAATAATTTAAACTTAGCTAACTTCTTTTTATAAGCTAAATAAAGTTTAAACTTATTCCATTTACTTGGGTTCATAGAAATTTCACTATCATAGAAATCAGATTCAAATGTTTCTATATCCATCTCAAGTTGTTCACAAGCACCTACTAATAACATGACATCCTTTAATTTTACGAATTGGAGAGAATCACCTTTAAGATAAGGATATACATGATTAAAATGTATAGTAGCTGATTCTTGACCTTGTTTAATAGATGCATTTATGTAATCTTCCATAAATACAGTACCCATTTTAGTATTTAATGTGTTGATAATATTTAACATGCGGAAATCAGAATTAGTTCCTTCTGAATTAGCTTTAAATAAAGCCATAACCTTTTTATCAAATGGATATTTGTAATATTTCTTATCTATCTCACTAAAATCTAGACTATCTAAGAATGTTTCAAAACTTCTTACCGTATCAATTTGTCTTATCTTAACGATATTATAAAATTGGTTCATTACTACTGGATATAGTTTATTATTAAAGTGCAGTCTATCTATATTACTAGGTCTTAAACCAGTCATCCAGATAAATGCACCGACTAATACATCAATGTCATTTTTGTTACTATTTAAAGTATTAATAATACTTTCATTACCCTTTAATTCCTTTATAGCAATGTATTCAGTGTGTTCATATTCATCTCCATATGGAATCACTGATGTAAAGAAATTTAATGGATTATTTACAAAACCATAACTGTTACTCATGTAAAATCTCCTCTATAATAAATAAAAGAATAACAGAACTATTGTCCCATTATTCTTTTATAATTTTTATTTTTTGATAATTCCTTCTGGATTACGTGTAAGATCGAAAATTTCTTCAGCATTTTCGTATCCTCTAGCTTTAAGACTAGTAATAATTGCTTCACGACGAGTAACTTCAAATGCTTTCATTGAATCCATTACTACATCTTTAGGGTTGTTACCATCATCTAATGCACACATTAAAGTTAATTCAATAGTTGAAACAGCAGTAATAAGTGCTAACATATTACCAGCACTAGCATTCTCTGCTTGAACATTAAATGTTTCGTCACCTTCAATACCTACTGCAAAGTAAATTACATTTCCTTTTTTCTCTTCTTGTTGTGGTTTTTGAGCTTTCATTACTGGTTCTTGAATCGCTTCCGAATCTTTGATTTCGTCTGGCATGATGATTTTTGTTTCTTTAGACATAATAGTAAATCCTCCTAGATAAATTATAATTATAATTTTTGTTATTGATACTATAAAAATAAAAATAATTATAAAATGTTTAAATCAATAACACCTATATAATATATACTTAAATTCATTTTTATTCATTCTTCAATGAAATTAAGAAATTGAAGAAGTCATCATACTTTTTATCAAACACTTTAAAGTATTTAAAATCAGTCTTATCAACTGCTTTATCCTTAGCTTTTTCTTGACCTATATCACGACTTCTATAATGATTATTATCAGATGCTTTAATTTCAATAATAAGATTTAAACTCTGAATGTAAACATCTGGAATATAGAAGTGGTCTTTACCATCATAACTATATTGAATAATTTGTGGAGCAGGACACATTACATCAGTTGATTCTAACCCTAAGAATGTATCTAGGAATTCTAAGAAATCATTCTCATATGTTCCCGTATAAGTAAATTTAGTTCCGTCACTCCATTCATATTCTCCTGAGATCTTTCTATTAGAAAGCATCTTCTTTTGAACATCTGGATCGTTTAGTAAATGTTCTTTACCATATTTACCGACCATTCGTTTCTTAAATTGTTCTCTATAAATCTTTCGGCATTTCTCAGAGCAGATTCTATCGTATTTTTCTGTAGCTTCATTAAATTTTGTCTCTTTGCCATCTACGATACATTTACCATGAGTTTTCTTATTCTTGAAATTAAAGTAGAAATGTGCTGGAGAGAGACCATTTAATTGGTCTTCATGTATATCTGTCATATGTGCATATAATGCACCTTTATTCAGATATTTATTTGTACATAGTGGACATTTAATTGATTGCATTAATAAAACTCCTTTCGAACTAATAATGTCTTGTTAATATAATTTATAATGATAG